GTCCCTGATCTCGGTGAGGGTCAGGACCTCGTCGACGATCCCGGGCAGTTCGAGCCCGGTCTTCGTGCCCTCGATCTGGGGCACGTAGATCTTGCGGTTGAAGTCATCGAGCTTCTCGTCGAGCACGCCGACGAAGACGATGTTCTTGGCGCGGGTGTGCTGGAGGTGCACGAGCCAGGCGATCATCTCGCGGCCGTGAAGGCCGTAGGTGCCCCGCAAGTCTGGCTTGCCGGTCTTGTCGGAAACGGCCTCGGGCTGACCGCCGCACCACTGGAAGCACAGGCGCCCCGCGACGGTGATCGAGTCGATGAACACCGTCTCATAGCGTTCGAGTGCTGCGGGATCGCCGAACTTCTGGCAGACCGCGTCGTAATGCGCCTGGCTGTAGGGCTGGTCGTCACGCAGCGCCGGGTTCGGCCCGCCGATGAAGGCGGCGAAGTCCCGGCATTCCTGCCATGTGCGCGGCCGGATCGTGTCCACTGCAAGGTCGCCGATCGCGAGGTCGCCCGCCTCGAGATCCAGGAACAGTGTGGTGCTGCTCATAAGTGTCCTGAGCAGCCAGGTCTTGCCTGAGCCCGGCTTGCCGAAGATGGCGGCCTTGACGCCACGATGCTCGGCGAGGCGCTGCTCGGCGGAGATGATGGGAAGGCCCCTCATCATGAGCGCACCTCGGGCTTTCTTGCAGCGCGTGCGCCGGAAAGATCGACAAACAAGCCCGCCTCCCTGATCAGGGGGCGAAGCATCGAGGTCTTGCCGACACCATACCTGCCGATAACCGTTAAGATCGTGGCGCGCGCTTCAACGTTGAGGTCTCCAACCTTGAAACTTCTTGCCGTGAGGGGACCGTCAGACGGTGCGGCGGTACCCCTGCCATTGCTTTTGCGACGGCTCATGCGCGCCTCCCGTCGGGGGGAAGCAGTTCGTAGCTGGACTTTCCCGTCTCGACGGTGCGCGCCGGCGTGAACAGTTCCTTGAGCCGCGGAGGCCATGCTTCGTAGGCGCGCTCGGAGACCTCGTACCTGACCTTCACATAGTCGGCGGGGTTCTCGCCCCAGCCGGACTGGATGAGATCGACGAGTTCCTTCAGTCGCTGCTGGTTCCACCTGACGCGCTTGGGCAGGTCGGCGACGACGATGAAGCCGTTGTCCTCGAAGCGGACGGTGCCGGTGTCCTTCTCCTGCGCGGCGCGGGCCTGGTGGGCGCGAGGGCCGTAGCGGTAGTCGAGTGCTGCATCGAGCTTGTCGTCGAGGCGGTGGGCCTCCTCGTAGATCTGCTCGACCTGCGCCTTGAGGCTGGCCAGCGTCGCGGCGGGCAGGACGGCAAGTTCGCCGACGCTCATGGCGTCGATGCCTGCAAAGCCGGAAAGGGCGTTGGATGACTCAGACATGGGCGAGGCTCCGTGCGGAAGAGGCAGAGGGCTTGTGATTGTGGGTGGTGCTGAGCGGCCCGTATGTGCGGATGGCGAGATAGAGCCACTCGTTCCGGCCGACGCGGCGTTGCACCGGCATGACGAGGCCCTGGGCTTCCGCGGCGAGTACGCGGGTTGCGACATCGACCAGCTTTCGGCGGCGGGGATCATCGAAGACCTTGGTCGAGGGCATACGGTCATGCGAGAGATGGCCCCGGTAGTAGACCAGCGTGTCACCGGGCTTTGCATCGATCAGCCAATCGACGAAGCCGTTCTCGTCGAGTGGGATGGCAAAGAGCGGGAGGGGGTTGAGGGTTGGATCAGGCCGGGCAAGCATCGGGCAAACCTTTCTCGTTCGGCCGCAATGGGTTTGCAGCCGTTGTGAACCAGTGATGTCGGAGGGAGGTTTGGGCGCCGGAGCGAACCCTGACTTTCCTCTCTACCTCTACAGTAGCGATCGGGGCGTTCAGTTTTCCCAGGAGGTCACTTGGGCGTCGACCTGGGCCCCGATGCAGGGGGCAAGCGTCCTTCCGGAACTTGCCCCTCTACCTTTATGGTAGCGGCCGGGAGGCTGGATTTTCCCAAGAGGTCATCAGCGCTGCAGCCACCGGCGCGGGGCCAGCTCGAGGCAGACGAGCCGGTAGCGCAGTTCACGGAGGCGCCGGTAGAATTCGGTCGTGGAAAGAGCGCTGAGGCGCTGCGCCTCGGCAAGATCGCCGTCCTGTTCGCGAATGGCCTGGGCGACAAGGGCGTAGTCCTGCGGCAGCCCCTCGAGGAAGCGGCCCAGCGCACAGGCGTCCAGGATCATGGCTTCGGTGAGCGCCGCATCGTCCGGCAGCGTGTCGGCAATCGTCAGGGCTTCCACTTCGCCTGAGGGATCATCGACATCCTGCGCGAAGTCGATGTCGAGTGCCTCGATCTCGCGGTCGGCAATGATCCGGCCGGCAATCGCATGCAGGGCCTGGCGCGCGATCCGGATGGCGAAGGCGATGTTGCTGCCGCGGGCATCATCAAAGTAGTGCCAGCGCTCAAGCAGCGTCACGAGAATGTCCTGCTCGACGTCATTCTGCTCGTCCTGCGACAATCTCAGCGACCTCGAGAGCTTGCGCGCATGGGCGCTGGCGGTTGCCCGCATCACGGCAAGGTCGCGGGCGTCGCGTTCCCGGTTCGAGGCCTGAAGCTTCAAGGCTGTGCTGGTCAATGTGGCCTCCCGGGCGTGATCTGATTTTGCGAGTGTGCAAACGCGCAAACGTGCAAGCACATGTCCGCCATCGGCAGCCGGAAGGCCGCGGTCAGAAGTCTTCAGGGCTGAGGGGACGTCAGCGGATCAGCGCGCATGCGCCTTGAACTGCCGGTACACTGACACCGCGACCGAGATGTCCTCCTGCATGTCGGGCGGCAGGCGCTGCGCCTCGATGAAGGCGCGGTCGGTGCCGAGTCCCAGCCGCTCGCAGGCCGAGATGATGAGCTGGTCCTTCGGCGCCTTCTCGAGGCCCCGCTCGATGCGTGACCAGTAGGCCGGCGAAATGTTGATGTCGCGGGCAAAGTCGATCAGCATGATGTTGGCTTCCTCGCGCCTGGCGCGGATCCATTGTCCAAAGGCCATGGTCTGTCCTCCAGTTGAAACGGTTCAGTGAAAGGTGACGGGCCGCGGCGTGCGCAGCAGGTCGTAGCGGGCGAGCCGCACGCGGATGAAGTCGCTGGAAACCCCATAGAGTTCGCCCAGCGCGTAGAGGATCTCCATCGCGGCCTCGGCATCGATCGCGGCGCCGTCGATGGCCGGAGCGCCGATGATCACCTGCGAGGGCTTGGGTGACAGCGGCAATCGATTGCGCTTGACGAGACGCAGCCAGTCGACCCGGATGAGCGGTGCCGGAACGAGCAGTGCCCCCATGAACTCGTTGGCGCGCACCTCCTTCGGATCCCACTGCGCCGAAGGGCCGGGATTGAATGGGGAAGCCGCCTGCACGAAGGCCTCTCCGCGCACTACCAGCCATGACGGCGCGTCGAACACCACGTGGCCCAGTTCATGCGCCACCGTCGAGCGCAGCAGCGTGTCGAGCGACCTGAGGCGGGGACCGTTGATCGAGACCAGCACGTGGAGCGGCGTGGCGTCGTGGTACTCGGTGACCCCCATCACCTCTTTGTCCTGGGCGTTGCGAACGTCATGATCGAAGTCCCAGAGCACGCCGTAGCGGATGCCGTTCACCTCGAAACGGCCCGCCTTGTCCTCGACGTCAGAAAAATCGAGCTGCCGCTGCAGGGAATCCTCCAGCAACTGGTTGCGGACCTGGTGGGCCACCCCCCAGATCTCGCGGTTCGAGAGCTGGCAGGGCTCGTAGGTCAGGGCGGAGTGGCGGAAGCAGGCGGTGATCCGGGACATGGAACGCATCCTCTGACATCAATCTGTTCACTATATGTTCCATAAGCGGTCATTCCTGTCCAGAGGAATTTTTGCCGACACGCAATTCCGCATGCGACGCAGTGGATGGGCTGTGGAAAGCCATGTATGGCATGAGGCCCTCCCTTCCGGAAATCCATAGTGACCACGGGATGTTGTAACTACTTCGCCGACTTTTTCCGCCAGCAACGGCCTGGGCAAGACCTCCACGATGGCAGGTTGACCTCTGCCAGCAGATCGATAGCGTAGCTGCGATTTCATGGACACGGTCACAAACCCATTCCAGCGGCTGCGCAGGTTCCTCCTGGAGGAGATGCGCATGTCCCACGTGTATCAGCCCGTGATGATCCGGGAACTGCTGAGGCGCGGGGGAGTCGCATCAACCGAGGCAATCGCGCGCGCTCTGCTGGCGGAAGACCGTGCGCAGGTCGACTATTACCGGCTCATTGTCCGCAACATGGTGGGCCGGGTCCTCACCAGGAACCGCGGAATCGTCGAGCGGGACAAGGACAACTACCGGCTCGATGGCTTCGGGGAACTCTCACCAAAGGAGATCTCCGATCTCGAAGCCATCTGCGATCAGCGGATCGCCTTCTATCTGGAGAAGCGGGAGGATCCGTGGTCGCACCGGCGGAAATCCACGGGATACGTCTCCGGCACCCTTCGCTACGAGATCCTGAAGCGGGCCCGATACCGCTGCGAACTCTGCGGCGTTTCCGCCGAGCACAAGGCGCTCGAGGTCGATCATATCGTGCCGCGCAACAGGGGCGGCTCGGATGAACTGCACAACCTTCAGGCCCTTTGCTACTCGTGCAACGCGATGAAGCAGGACCGCGACGCGACCGATTTCAGGGGCATGGCCGGGAAATACGGGGAGAAGCAGAACGGCTGCGTTTTCTGCGATATTCCGGAGCAAAGAATCATCGCCGGCAACGAACTCTGCATCGCGTTCCGTGATCTCTACCCGGTGACGCCCCTCCACACCCTCATCATCCCGAAGCGGCACGTTGACGACTACTTCAGTCTGTTTCAGCCTGAACGCAATGCCGTGTCGCAACTGCTCGATCAGCTCCGCGCAGACATATGCGCCGAGGATCCCGCGGTCACAGGCTTCAACATCGGCATGAATGCGGGGAGGTCTGCTGGCCAGACCGTCTTCCATTGCCATGTGCACCTCATTCCCCGGAGAGAGGGCGACGTGGACAACCCTGAAGGCGGCGTTCGCGGCGTCATCCCCGGGAAGCAGCGCTACCGATGAACCTGCTCGACCATTCGCTTCTGCGGGACTTCGAAGGACCTGTGCGGCGCACCGAAATCATGTCCGGCACCGTTTCCCTGCCTCAGGCCCCGGGCGTCTATGTCTGGTGCTTTCGTCAGACGCCGCCGGGGGTGCCCTCCTCCGACTGCCTGTCCCATGGGGGATGGCCGATGCTTTACGTCGGGATTTCCCCGGACGGCAGGTCCAGGCCCGGGAGCCGGCAAGGCCTCAGAAGCCGTATCCGGCACCATCTCGGCGGCAACGCGGAAGGATCGACGCTTCGTCGCACGCTGGGGATTCTCCTCTCGGGGCAAAGCGGCTTCCCCCTGCGGCGGGTCGGATCAGGCAAACGCATGACCCTCACGCACCTGGGGGAGCAGTGGCTCGACTTGTGGATGGATGAAAACGCCCTGCTCTTCTGGCGGGCAGTCGATCAGCCGTGGCTTCTCGAAGAGGAAATCATCCGGAACGTCTCCTGTCCCCTGAACCTCCGCGGGAACGAGAAGCATCCGTTCAACACGGTGCTCAGAGGCCTGAGGTCCGCGGCCATTACCGAGGCGCGTTCGATCCCGATAGCCGCCGAGGGAAACCAGAGCCGAAATCCTCGTGCCATTCCGGGCAATCCTGTTTCAGCGGCTGAGCCGGGAAACACCTGAGAATGGTCCGGCATCGGCTTTGCTACCTGTCACGGGCCCCACGCGTTAATCCCCGACCGCCGTCCGGCGGCGCAGTTCCGCCTCAAGTTCCCGTGCAGCCTCGTCGAAGACCTCCTCGAGCCAGTCATTGACGCCCCGCGCGCCGTCCACCACCTGGCGCGCCCAGGCAAGATACTCGGCCTTGCGCTCCTCCGGCCAGTTGCCGGGAGGCGAATTCGCCAGCGAGCGGAGGTTCGAGGTCTTGTCCGCGATCTTGATGAGTTTGGCCCGGGCGGATTTCTTCGGGGCGTTCAGGACCTGAAGATCCTTGCGGGTCGGCTTGGGCAGGGTCTTGTCGTCGGTCACTTCCGCCACCAGTTCGGCGACGTCCCGGTTGAAGGCCTCCTCCAGTTCGGCAAACGTCGTCTCCGTGTCCTCGAGGGTGTCGTGGAGCACAGCGGCTGCGGTCAGGTTGGGATCCTTGCCGCCGGTGGCTGCGGCCACCAGTGCCGCCACCTCGACCAAGTGGTTGATGTAGGGTTCTTCCCTGTCGCCCTTGCGGCGCTGGTCGGTATGCCGCGCGGCGGCAAAGGCATAGGCTTGCGAGACAAGCACGGCGTCGGTCATCGAGATCTCCTGTTCTCGGACCCTCTGCCCCGTCAGGGACACAAAGGGCCCTGCGGTTGTCATGTTGGGAAACTCTAAAACAATACATGCGGTCTGCCGGGGTGGCAAGATCGTTCCAGCCACGGCGTCGAGTTTCTCCTCGGGGGACCTCCTGGGAAGATCGGCTGCGTCCGCTCCTACTATAAAGGTATGAGCAATCCCCTCGACCCCAGCCGCATGACCCCCAACGAACGCCTCGCCGTGTTGGGCCGTATCCTCGCGGCCGGCTTCATCCGCATGAAGGCGCGTCAGTCCAGTCCTTTATCTGCTGACCGGGGAGAGAGTTCCGTCGACTTGTCCCCGGCAAAGAGCGGTCATGCAACCCGCAACTCAGGAGGCATGACCCTATGAATGATCCAGTACTGGCGCGGCTCACCGCCCTAAAGACTACACCCACCCCCAAGCTCAAGGAGCAGTGGCGGCTTCTGTTTGAAAGCGAGCCGCCGCCATTTAACCGGCGCTACATCGAAAGCAGGCTCGCCTACCGGATTCAGGAACTGGCCTATGGCGGGCTGAAGCCCGAAACGGTGCGGCGACTGGAAAAGCTGGGCGAGGAGCTGGACGGCGGTCGCGTCAATGTGCGCAAGCGCCCCGCGAATGATCGCCCCGTATCGGGCACCCGTCTGATTCGGGAATACCAAGGCGTCGAGCACTGCGTCACGGTGCGCGACAATGACTTCGAATATCAGGGAAGACCCTACAAGTCTCTCTCGGCAATTGCGCGCGCCATTACCGGCACGCAGTGGAACGGGCTGACCTTTTTTGGCCTGAAGTCCGGGAGGCGCGCATGACCAAGCCAGCCTCCCGCAAGCTCCGCTGCGCGGTCTACACCCGCAAGTCCTCCGAGGAGGGCTTGGAGCAGGAGTTCAACAGCCTCGATGCCCAGCGCGAGGCCTGCGAGGCTTATATCGCCAGCCAGCGTTCCGAAGGCTGGGCGTTGGTACACGATCACTATGACGATGGCGGCATCTCCGGCGGGACGCTGGACCGCCCTGCCCTGCAGCGGCTCGTGTCCGACATCGAGGATGGGTTGATTGACGTGGTGGTGGTCTACAAGATTGACCGGCTGTCGCGCTCGCTGATGGATTTCTCGAAGCTGGTCGAGGTGTTCGACCGCAACAACGTCACCTTCGTGTCCGTAACCCAGAGCTTCAATACCACCACCTCCATGGGGCGGCTGACCCTCAACATTCTTCTGTCCTTCGCCCAGTTCGAGCGGGAGGTGACGGCGGAGCGCATCCGCGACAAGGTCCGCGCCAGCCGCATGAAGGGCATCTTCATGGGAGGCACCCCACCCTACGGCTACAAGCCGAAGGACCGGAAGCTGGTGATCGACGAGGCGGAGGCGAAGAACGTCCGCTGGATCTTCGCCCGCTTCCTGGAGGTCGGGTCCGCAACGGAGTTGGCGCGGGAGGTGGCAAGAAGAGGCATCCGGACGCCGCGCGGCAACCCCATGAGCAAGAATTTCCTCTACCGGATGCTGAACAACCGCGCCTACATCGGCGAGGCGGTGCACAAGGGCACGGGCTATGCGGGCGAGCACCAGCGCCTCGTCGACCAGCGCACCTGGGAGCAGGTTCAGTCGATCCTGCAACAAAGCCCCCGCCTCCGCGCCAACAACACCCGCGCCGAGACGCCTGCCCTGCTGAAGGGACTGCTCTTCGGACCGGACGGGGCCGCTTTCTCGCCAACGCATACGCGCAAGGGCGACCGCCTCTACCGCTACTATGTCAGCCAGACGGTTCTGAAGCACGGCGCTGGCAAATGCCCCGTGGCGCGTGTTCCCGCCGCCGAGATCGAAGCCGCCGTCATCGGTCAGATCCGCGGCATGCTGCGCGCGCCTGAGGTGGTCGTGGCGACTTGGCGGGCGGCACAGGCCGAATGCGAAGGTTTGGCAGAAGATGAAGTGCGCGCGGCACTGGCATCACTCGATCCGCTCTGGGCAGAGCTCTTTCCCGCCGAGCAGGCTCGCATCGTCCAGCTACTGCTCGAGCGCGTGGACATCGGCACAGATGGTCTGAGACTCAGGTTCAGGGACAAGGGCCTGGCGCAGATGTTGGCGGAGGTCGGCATTATTGCTGGCAAGGGTCGAAAGGCTGCGGCATGACAGAGCAGACCGTCACCGTCACGGTCCCCTTCGCCATCCGCAAGCGAGGCGGACGGAAACTTGTCATCACGCCGGACGGACTGGCGGCGGCATCGGCCTCACGGGCGCAGGTCGATAGCGCGCTCCTCAAGGCGCTGGCGCGCGGCTTTCGCTGGCGAAAGCTGCTTGAGACTGGAGATTTCTCTACCATCCAGGAAATCGCCGATGCAGAGAGCATCAACCCCTCCTATGTCAGCCGGGTGCTGCGGATGACGCTGCTGGCGCCGGAGATCGTGGAGGCGATACTGGCAGGACGGCAGCCAGAGGGGCTGACGATGGCAAGAGCGATGCAGCCGTTTCCGGTGGAATGGCGGCAGCAAACAATTCGATAGGCCTCCACTCCCATGTGAGGCTTGCAATACCGCGGCGGGTTCTCTACTCCCCGGTGAATTTCGCCCAACCGAGTTCGTTTAGAATCGCATCATGACCACCAAGACACCGCCCGACAGACTGAGCGCAGATCCCTCCAGCAAGTTCTACGATGCGGAGAAACTTGAACGCGGCATTCATGTCTTTCTCAACGGGAAGGAATATTTCAGTGTCGAAGAATACTGCACAAGTGAAGGCTGGGTACGTCTCCCTGCCGGAAAGGCAAAAACTCGCACCGGTCGACCCGTCACAATCACCAAACGCGGGGAAGTGACTGTTCGGTACGAAGATAGATGAACTAGAAAATCACCCAGTTCCACGCTGCGCGGCCGCTTTGAGAACATTTCGGACGCGGCGCCGGCGCTCAGTTACCGCGACGGGCCGAACCCCGCCACATGGCGGGGCCACCTCAAGACCCTCCTCCCCGCTCGCCAGAACTCACCAGGGGCCATCACGCCGCCCCGCCCTATGACGACCTCCCGGCTTTCATGGCCGATCTGCGGGCGCGCAAATCGACAGCGGCGCTGGCGCTGGAACTGTGCATCCTTACGGCTTCGCGGTCTTCCGAGGTGCTAAATGCCGAATGGAGCGAGTTCGACCTCGACAAGACTATCTGGACCGTCCCAGCCCACCGCATGAAGGAAGGTCACGCCCACAGGATTCCTCTGACGGATCGATCGTTGGATATTCTGCGGAGCCTCCCGAAGTTTGAGGGAAACCCGCATGTATTTTCAGGCAACACAAGAGGAAAGCCGCTCTCCGGTATGGCGATGACCATGCAGCTTAGGCGCATGAAGCGGGAGGACATCACGGTTCACGGTTTTCGCTCCACGTTCCGGGATTGGGCTTCGGAGCAGACCTCATTCCCGCATGAGACATGCGAGCACGCACTCGCCCACCGCATCAGCGACAAGGCCGAAGCAGCCTATAGGCGCGGCGATCAGTTCGAGAAGCGGCGGAAGCTCATGGACGCATGGGCGGCATTTTGCGAACCGGTGACTCAGAACAGTATGTTGACGACTAGGTGAAGCTGGGGTCGGTCGGCCAAGGTTATAACTGCTTCACGACAGAATCAGGCTGGCTTCCGGAGCTTGGGGCGGCTTGCAACCTCGAGCACATAAAGCTCGCCAGTCTCCGCGGGCGCGACACGCACGCCGATTTTCGACTCTGTGGCGTGGGCGGCCGTCACGATTGGAGCCATGACGGTTAGAGCAAAGTCGTCAGAGGCTCTCAGCCTGAAGGTCTGACGAGCGCCGTGGCGGCCCCGGAGGCCAAATTCGAATGCGCTGGCCTCTCCCCCGCCTCTCACGACAATGCTTTCAACTTTACCCACGAAGTCATAGCCATGGGCGTCGCTCGGCTTGGTCTTTGCCTTTGCACGCGCCGGCTTCCTGGCTGGCCGGGTTTTTGCGGTCTTGGCCGGCGGTGCAGCGACTGCAGCCTCGTCCTCGACAATTTTGCTCATGTGACGTCCATCCCATTCGTTTTGTAGTCCAGGTCGCAATTCTAGATACGAACGCGTTGTCACAATCAACCCTCTGAACGGGATGCCGGAGGCTGTCACAAAAGCTTTGCACAAATCAGGCCTAAGGGCCCCGGGGCCACAAAAGGCAGGGGTTATGCTGACGAGTCCAACTGCGCCAAGGCATTACCGGGCGATTTTCATTTCCGACATCCATCTCGGCACGAGGCGCGCACAGACCGGGGCGCTGCTCGATTTCTTACGGAGAACGGAGTCAGACCAGCTCTACATCGTCGGCGACTTCATCGACAACTGGTCGCTGCGCAAGGCTTGGTACTGGGACCAGTTCCACAACGACGTGATCCAGAAGCTGCTGCGCAAGGCGCGCAAGGGAACAAAGCTCGTCTACATTCCCGGCAATCACGACGAGAATTTCCGCAACTTCCTGAACCTGCGCTTCGGCCGCGTGGCGGTGCTTGAGGAAACGGTGCATCTCTGCGCCAACGGCAAGCGCTACCTGGTGCTCCATGGCGACAAGTTCGACGGTGTGGTGCGCTTTGCGCCTTGGCTCGCGAAGCTCGGTGACACGGCCTATGAGTTTTCAATGGAGCTCAACGCCGGAGTGAACCGGGTGCGCCGCTTCTTCCGCCTGCCCTACTGGTCGCTTTCAGCCTATCTCAAAAACCGCGTGAAGAAGGCGGTCGAGTTCGTCTCGCATTTCGAAGATGCCGTGGTGCGCGAGGCACGCGCACGCAATTGCCAGGGCGTCATCTGCGGCCACATCCACACGCCCGACGACAGGTTGATCGACGGCATCCACTATCTGAACGACGGTGACTGGGTCGAAAGCTGCACGGCTCTGGTCGAGCATGCCGATGGCACTTTCGAAATCATCAACTGGCATGCTGCTGCATCCGCCCAGGTTCTGGAAGGACTCTATGCGCATTCTGATCGTGACGGACGCCTGGTCGCCGCAGGTTAA